GAAGAAAATGTCCGAGTACAGCAAACCGAGGATTTGCGCGAATTTCGCCTTGCCGGTGATCTTTCCTTGGCCGCGCGCTATCGCTACCGGGAACTGCAGTTGCCCGTAGAGCTCCTTGTCGGTCCAGTCGAAATCTATTTGGATGTCCTGAAGCACGCCAAACTGGCGCGGGCCGATGCCGGAGCCCATCACATCCGTGCGTTCGCCCCAAACCGCTCCCGAGCCGAAGCTCAATTGCATGTCATATACTCCCTTTTCAAGAGCTGCTTCAGCCGTTCCTTCGCGACATGGGCGACGTTCCACGCCTGCGTATCACGGGCGATTGTCGAGCCCGGGAAATGGTCCGACCACCAGCGTTCGATCAGCTGGTCGATGGAAATCGGATCGGCGGTTTCGACAGTGCCAAAATCTTTCTCGGCCATTTGCCACTCCTCTGAATGCCCGCTTGAAGCAACCCCATAGAGGCACCTCAGCCAGCCGCTCGGAAACACCCAGTAGCGTTCAGCACTACGCCGACCGAAACAGTGCCCGGCCAAAACGTTGCCTCGATCAGACGCACAAAATTTCGACTGGAACGATGGCGATTGCCTGGTCCCCGAGAATACCTTCGTCCGTTTCGACCTTCCCTGCTATGTAGGCGTGCTGTACCATCTCGGGCAAACCGAGGTTTTGGATGCCGGTCGCCGGCGACGGCGCGAGCGCGGCTTCTAGTGCATCGATCAGCGGGTTCAGCACCGTTCCAGGGGCCAGATAGGGATCGCTCGAGTGGACGTAGATGTAAAAATCAGCGTAGAGCGTCCATACGATCGGTGCGCCGAGGCGCTTGATTGCCGCGCGGCCCCCTTTCTCGCTCATGAACAATGCCGGCTGCTCGGCCGCAGCCACGCCGCTCCAATGGCGCAGGCGCCGATCTGCCCTGGCATATCGCGCCGCACCGGCGCCGAGCGTCCAAAGCGCTGCGTAGATGGTCTCTCGGTTTATCATCGGTGCATCTCGGTTCGAGGCTCTACTCTGCTCTCGTCAGGAGAAAGCTTCGCGCAGCGCAACGTCCACTTCGTCCTGAATCGCCGGCCCCATGTCGTCCAATGCCGAGCGCAGAAACGAACCTTGGGGCGGGGCCGTCCCGCGACGGCTAGCGCGAAGATTGATGACTTTCGCCGATATCGGGCGCCCGAATGTCTGCCTTGCACGCTGTAGGCTCGACTTGACGGGTTCCGCGCCGCCGCTAAAGATCGTTGCCGCAATGCGATTGCCGCTCTGCTCGAAGCTCAAGTCGATTGGGGTTTGATCCGACAGCTGAGCTTTCTGGGCCCGCTGCTGGAGATCGAGGCCCAGTTTCGTGATCGCCCGCGCGATTCCCGCGTTGGCGGCATCCGGAATGGCACGCAGCCGTGTCAGAACCTCTTCATCCCCGACGAGATAGCCGGTTATCACAAGATACCCGAAACGAGCGCCGCGTCGGCGCCGGTCGGCGCGACTTTTGGAAATGTCGCGCTGACCGGAGCGACGAGGCGGTATTGCTGGAGAAGGATCTTTACACCATCAGTAAAACCTTTTTGCGAGTAGCTGACTGTCTCGCCACCCCCCAAAGATCTCGAGACCTCGCCGATGCGAGTGCGTTCTCGATAGCGAAGCGATACGAGATCAATGCAAGCCTGAGCTATCTCGGGTGGCGTGCTGGGATAGCCGGCGGTGTAGGCAATCGCGATATTCTGCGAGCCGCGATTGAACTCGTAGCCGCAAACTGACAGCTGCGTCGAACTGAAGCTGTATCCCGCTGCCCGGCTCGAGGGGGCGCGTGGCGGCACCGGTTGGCCGTCGATGGTCAGCGACGCCACTGCAGTCACCGGAAAACACCCGAATTGCAGCGTCTGACCGCCTGTCCCATCGCGCAGCTCTATATAATCCGTTATCGCAAGCCGGCGGTTGAGCCACTCCTGAATGTATTGACTGACCGCAGTGATCAGCTTTGTCAGCAGCGCGTCGTCGGTTGTCGGAAACGCATTCTGCCCGGTCTGCAGCCAGGCCTTTACGTCGCCAAGCGTCGTCAGATCGCCCGAGACCATCGGATTACACTTTCTCAGGGCGATGGGACGGTGACGGCTCGGCGCGCCTCGAAGCCAACCCCGTCCCCGGGAGCACGGACACAAAGCCGTGCGCGATCAGCTCGCTGACCGCTTCGGCGGGCACCCGCACATCACCATTCTTATCGCCCGGATATTGACGGCCGAGGTAGGAACACCCGGCGGCGTTTTCGTGGTGCACCGTTACCATGCCAACCGAAATCAAATCGGCCGAGGTCGCTTGCGCGGCGAAACCCCCTTTCGAAGTCAAAGGCTCGACCGCTTCGCGCGGCACACGAACGATACCATCGGCGTCCACCGGATATTGCGCAGTGCCATGATTGGCCTCGTCCTGACCGAATGCCGCCCGCAGCGGTATCAATTCTGTCGCAGGCGCGACCCCCGGGGTTGACCCGGGGGCTGCCGCGACACACGCCGCCAAAGCAAGCGTCGAGATCTCGGGCATTATCGTCACCCGTTCGCAATGTTGCAAATGACGCCCATTGCAAACGGAGCATAGACGGCCAGCACTTCTTCGGCATATACGCCAACTTGGCGCTGGCGAGTCACGATCGGCCAATCGATCTGGTAGTAGTCTTGCCGCGTTTTGACCTCGGCGACGTTCGGTACCTCGTTGGACTGATACTGGATCGGCAGGTTCTCGGCCCAGCCGATGACCGTTCCGGGGGGCACCTTCGGGTGAATCCGGATCGGGATGCGAAGCCCGCCATTCAAGGCGAACGGATTGTAATAGAATTGGACGACGCCGGACGCGGTCAACTGATACTCTCCGGCGCTGCCGTCCGCAGGGCTCTCGTAACGCAGCAGCGGACCAGAGGCAGCCGACAGCACCTTTGCCGTAATGTTTTTCAGCTCTTGCGAGTTGACATAGAGGACTGTCGGCGACACTTGAAAATTGTCCCACATTTTCTGGAACATGGTATCGATCTCGACGACCGAGCCGCGCCCCGATGCGGTCAGAGTCGTCCCGGCCCCGGCCGTTCCAGTAGGCATGACATTGACATAGGCGTTCGAGCCGGGTTTGAGTGCCGTCGTCAGCAGCCCGTCATAGGCATAGCTCGCATTGGCCGAGTTATCGGCAGTAACGGCAGTCTGCGACTGGGTGCCGGTGCTGAGCGGCACGGCCAGGGTCAGGCTATTGATCGTTGTAATAGCCTGCAAGGTCTCGGTGCCGCTGGCGGTCGAGACATACCATGCATAAGCCACGGCCCCCAGGACCGGGCTAACGGAGCAGAACAGGCTCTGACCGAGCGTTACTGCCTGGCTCGCCTCGGCGCTGATGTTCGAAGAACCGCCGGAGAGCGTGAAGCCCTTGCCGTCAGCTCCGGTTACCGTCTTCGCGGTCGCCACGCCGCCAAAGACGCTGGAATTCTGATACCCCTCGAGGGTCAGCGCTACGACCTTGACGAAATAGGTTGCAGCCGGCAGTGTCGCGCCGGCGCCGGATGCCGACAAGGTCGGAGTGGAAGGCATGCCGAGCGTCAATGAGGCATTGCCGGCGAGGATCGCCATTTCCTCCTTCAGCATCATCTTTTGCAAAAGGCGGAAAGCCATTTGTGCCTGAATATCCTCGAACTGGCGGCCAGCCGAGATCGCCTCGAAGGTCGCCGCGTCTTCCTCGCCAATCGTGACAAAAGCAGACGTCTTGCTCGAGGTTGAGTACGACATCTGACCCGAGCGCTGGCCTTCCGGCACCCACCCCATCGAGTCGAAGCCGGAGCCTATGATCGCGTTCACCTGCCGCCAATTTGTCGCTGAGCCGATGCCGCCGCCGACCCGTGGAACGGCGTTCCTCAGGGGAGTGACGAACGGGTAAAGGTTTTTGGCCGGCGCCTGAAGGTCATAGGCCAACAGGCCGGTCGCAGTCGAAATCGATTTAGCAAGTCGGTTATCCGGCGTTGCCAGAGCCCCTTTCATGAGGTCCAGCGATTCCTGAGTGATTGTGTTCATAAAATTCCTCCCGTGTGAGGGGGGCAACAAAAAGCCCGGCAAGCACCGGGCTGGGGAGCGGCCATTGGGCCGGATACTTTGCGTGCAGCGACCCGTCGACGCCCTTGACAGTTGCGCTCGGCGGCCGGGTCGACCGCTGACCTCAACGATGATCTGCGGCTGAACCGGCGATCGGAATAGGGCTCGCGTAGCTGGCCTTTATCAGCGTCAGCGTCTGCTCCTCCTTGCTCATCTTGGCGAGGGCGGCGGCGATCGCGGCGGGCGACGGCTCGGGATCGGCCCCGCCGCTGTTGTCGCCGCGGTCCTGCTCCTTCGACACCGAGACCATCCCCTTGGCCATGGTCAACGGCGGCAAGGGCGTCCGAGCAATCTCATCCACTCGTTTTGCCAGCCGCTCGAGCATTGGGACAATCTCTCCCAGAACCTTCGCCAGCGCCGAGTTGTCGTGGCGTTCGTCACGTGCGGCAACCGCCAGGTCTGCGGCGCGGATATGCGCTCCGGTGGCCAGTTTGGTTGTCGGACGCGGCTCGTCGAGACCAGCCATGTCGCATCCGGCGCCGGCCGCAACAAGGTGGCCATGCGAGGCATTAAAATGCTCCATTGTCTCGGCCGAATGCCGTGCGCCCAACTTCGCGGCCTGGTCGCAAACCTGCCCGTCTGTCAAGGCTTTGAGGCATGCGTGCGCCATATCCGTCAGGTTCTCGTGGGCGCGCTGCCGTTTGCACAGGACCTCCGTCATGCCGAGCACTTTCATCATGCCGATCTCCGCGCCATCGCCCATCGAGCACTGTTCCGGCGTCGGCGAAGATGGGTCTCCACCTTCCACCTCCTCGGGGGTGCTGGATGGAATCGCCATGGCGCCAGCTTCCAGCAGATGGTGGCGCGATCGATCCATATTCGTCTGCTCCTCGACCGACAGCCCGCCGATTTTGAGGCACTGGTCGCAAGCGAAATGAGCCATATCCAACAGCGCCTGATCGGCTCGGGAGTGCTTTACCTTTTCCGTATTGCCGCGATTCGACTCGGGCGCGCTCTTACCAACCTTGAGCCCGGCGGGGTTTTCATCCGTGGCGGCAATCGCGTTCGGCACCTTGCTCGGACAGCCGGCTTCCAGTCCGGAGCTTTTCAAGCATTTAAGCGCATCCGCCTTGGCCAGATGACGGTGGTTTGGTACCGCGCACGCCCAGACCTGGATCGGAGCATTGAAGGGTCCTGGAGCCAATTCGGCTTGCGTCGTGTCGGCCAGACCGCGCAGCTCGGACACGGCAAGCGGACCATCTGCGGCCACAACCGCCTTCCAGCAGTCGAATATGGCTTCCGGGTTAGCCGGACGGTCGACCAAGGAAATTTCATTCAGAACGAGACCGGTGATGCTTCTCGGGTCGCCGGCATCGCGTTGCGTAACCCGTCCGCCAATGGAAAAGCCTCGATAGACGTGATTTCTTACTTTGGCTACCGCGACCGGATCGACAACATGCGCGACAATACGGGTGGTGCCGTCGTCGCAAACCTCGGCTTCGAGTGTCGTTCCGGCGGCGGAAAGTTGATGCATTTCCCGCAGTGCGGGAAAACGCATGTAGTCGGGGATCGCTGCACGAATGGCGTCGGCCCGCACAATTTCTCCCTGTTCGTCAACGGCCTCGGATGTCGCGATCCCGTGCACCCGCACGGTGCCGTCGTCCTGAGGCTCGACCTTCTGGATTGCGCCGTAAAGCCGCATAATTTGAGATCCCAATGAGATTTCGCAACGAATCGATTGACCAAAAACAAGAGGCACCGTGCCCGGCTCAATCATGTCCCCGGCATTTACATTGGACCGTTGCATTGAGCTTCAGAACACACCCGTCGCTGAGATTGACAGTGGCTTCCAGGATGTAGGTACCACCGGCCGCCGTGACGGGCATCCCGCCGATCAGACCGACAGAAAAGGCTCCGGTACGCGTATGAAGCGAGCCGCCCATGGGCGAGCGTGTCTGTACAACGGTCTGCGGCGAGACCGACAAAACCCATGACTGGGCCATCGTATCAATGGCGGTCTCGTACGGGCTCAACGCACAAGTCCAGTCGGTGGATAGGATTGTGGTGGCCCCACGTCCGGCGTGAAATCAAAGGCAAAATAATCTGTTTCACCGACCTCTATTGGGCAAACGGCGTGGCGATTCGCATCTGAGAACCTCAAAGACCTCTGAGTGGGTGAGTGCTGCCGGGCCCGGCGAGGATGCGAACCCTGCCGGGAGACCGAAACAGCCGTTTCGCCACCAGGACGGGTGCAGATGGCGGGTCCACCCATTTCAGGTACATTGGCTCGCAGGCCGAAATGCGCGCCCCGTCAGCTAGCAAGAGACGGATTTCGACGCCGTTACCACCCTTGCCGAAGTCAACGTTAGACGGAAGCACCATCGAGAGCGCGTCCAAACGGTCCGACTTCGTCGCCTCACACGGTGGTTCCCTGGGTGCGCAGATCGATGGAGCCCTATCGCCTGCGGGCCACTTTACTGGTTTGGCTCAGCGGAACAGGACCCTGCGCCGTCAAGAACATCGGCTCATCCCCGCCTGCTACCGGGTGCATTCCGAGAATGTCGCGTGCCTCATTCAGCGAATAGATCCCGTCTTTTACATAGCCGCCGAGGATCATTGCCTGGTCCTTTGGATCCGTCGGCCGCCTATTCGACCAGGCGAATTCGAGATCGGGATGCCCCATCCTGGTTTGGATCACCCCGTCAACCAGCCGTTTGACCCAACCAAGCAAGGGCGCCAGGCCTTCTTCGAGGGCCGCTTCCTGGGCAGTTTGCGCCGTGGCTCGATTGACCTGCGGGGTGAAGGCAGTGGGCGGCAACGAAAACGCATAACAGACGATCCGTGCCAGCCACTCGTCGAAATCGTCCTTGTAAGGCGCCTCCTTGAAGGCCTGGTATTTGGCTCCACTGGGTCCCCAGACGAGGCGAGTGCGATTGGCTGTATTGCCGGCCAGAATCGAGTCGAACCACTCCTGAAATTGGCGGATCTGCTCGGGGCTCCACCCGTCCGGTGCATTGAGCAGACCGGGGGGAACATTGCCGTCGGTGAAATGTTGCAACTGCATAGCTTGGCGGCGCAGACCGATGTTGACCGTCGTCACGATCTGCTCGACAGGGCTGAACCCATAAGCCTTGTGCGGACGCGGGTTCCGCGGCATGTAGACCAGCTCATCGCTGGTCAGGAGACGCCACGGTCGCCCGTGAATGACCTGTTCGTAAGCCGGAGCCGGCGGCCGTGGCCGCCGACCCGTGTCGTCGAGCAAAACTTTCATCGTCGAACCGTCGACG